AATGTATCAAGCCCTAGAGATAAACGAGATAATATTTCTCCAAAATCTTCAGTTTCTGTTAATAAGCGCCCTGATGATCCTAACCGTGGTAATAGTGAAGCGAGAGATGCAGGGACAACCGCACAAGTTGTGGACGTTCCTGTTTCTCGTAGTAGCTCTAAGCCTAAAGGTAACGGATCTGGTTCAAAGGCACCTGTTGGAAATCCTGGACAAGCAGCTGTATCCCCAAAACCCAGTTCATCTGGAACCGGTGAAGGAGCTGAGTCTAGTCAATCTGACAATCCTGCCGCAAAACCAAAGCGCGTATTAACGGAGGCCCAAATACTCGCGAAAAAGAAACGCAACAAGAGACGTCGTCAAAATAAGGCGGCGAAAAAGAAAATGAGTATGCCACAAAAGTCCTCTGATGAGGCCAGTCAACCGACTGAAGTCGCCCCTGGCGCACAAACAAAGAAAACCAAATCTAAGAAAAACAAAAACAAACAATCCCAAACTGAAAACCAAGTTGAATCTGGTGAAAAAAAATCTCAAAAACCACAAGTCAATACCGAAACAAAAATAATAAAAGAGGATCGTGAGTCTCCCTCTCAATCAAACCAAAACGGTAAAGACCCAAAAACAGTTAAAGAGATTAGTGAGTCCAAATCTCCTAAAAATAAAACCAGCACTTTAACCCACAATCGTTTTCGATCCTGGGATCGAGAATTGTTTTGTTATGAACTTAGCCCTGCCGCCAAACGTTCTTTGGAAGGTGCATTTGGTGTAACCATAAGCTTTACGCAACATCCCACAATTCATCCGCATGCTTATCATGCCGCGCTGAGAAGGATGGTAACTAAGTACTTAGTGTACGTTTGTTGCCAGAATTTAAAAGTCGGTTATTTTGAGAATAAAGATAAATGGGAGGCGCCGGAAGCCCCATGGAAAAAATCAAATGCCAAAATCGTGGATATTAGTGGAGCACCCCATCGTCATTCTGGCGATGGTGTTTTGTGTACACTTTTCAAATACGATCCAATTGACTTCGGTCGAGAACATCGGTCCGATGTGCCAAAATCTTGGCAATTCGATGGCAAGGCGGATAATCTAGAGTTTGATCCAGAGTACTGGATGTCTATTGACACGGTTTATCATCATCCTGTTGATGAATTGGTTGCCTTAGTGCATAGAAGCAAAGCTTACTTTGCTGGTGCATGGGATTTCCAATATAGAACAGATGGAGATACTGACTGTACCTACGAACTTATTTGGAATAAGGAAGGCCGTCATGTTCGCATGAACATTCGTGGCGGTGGTAACTATAGACACCCTTTTCCTTCATTTTTAAATGAAGATGTAATCACTGGTTCTGATGGTCGACAGATCATCCGTGAAACTTTTAGAGAATTCCAATTTGGCATGAAAACTCCCTTTATAATACACCGTTTTACTCCATGTAAGTACGTAATACCAACCGTCGAAGAGGCGAAGTTGAAGTTAAGTCAAACCATAGAGGTAAAAAGTGTAGTTGATCTGGAAACAATGCACATCACTGAGGAAGAAAGTATTTTATCAGTAGCTGGATATGCAACTAATGTTCATTATCGCACTGATGGAAAGCTGGAATCGAATTACTTCGTTAATCGAAGCGTATTTCGTCAACTGAAAAGTTATGTGTATGGTTCGCCACGGGAAATGGTTCAATATCAAGAACTGGCAGGAAGAGCTAGACAAGCCTATAATGCCGTCGATCAAGATGGCAAAATGTATACGCCAGAAGATATTTTATTTACAGCCGCGTTAGCGTTTAAAATCACCGCCGATTTCGATGCAACCCAAATGGAGAAAGCATTGTCTCATCAAGGTGTGGAACGGGTTAATGCATTACACCGAGACGTAAATTTTCGTTGGGTGGACCCCTCAGTCGTAATGATGAGCGTCACTTTTATGTGCGTTATTCAATTGATCGCGTGGGTCTTCCCCTTAATGGATATTTTACTCGGGGATTTGCTTTACCTAGTTACACTAGTAAGATGGATTGCCCTCCTGCCGATAGTCGTGCCGTCATTACAAGGAGTGATGACTTTGATATGCCTGACAAGAACTGTTTATTCCCCTTTACCATTGTCGTTCCATACATCCCCCCTTTCATATGTACTCCTAACCTCAGCAATGCTATGGTTGCTCTCAGGACTCGTATTTGCGCTGCAGTCGATATTGCTGCTGATGCTTGGGATTCAGTTCGCTGGGTCCATCGAGCTATATGGCCTCTATTTTATCCGAGTGTCCGTCGTATCACTTTTGATGCCTGGAACAAGAGATATAGTTTGGCAAAGCGTAAGACGAATGAGAGGGCTAAGCAATCGCTCCGTTTTCAACCCAGAGAATCTTCAGATGGGGCCTTGGCTGCCTTCATTAAAGTTGAACGTCTCTGTAAACTCACTTTTAACACCCCTAATGTATATGATTCTAACTTTACTCATTTTAAACCTCGTGTCATTGCCGGCCCAAGTAGCCGCCACAAATGCTTTACCGCCCCCATTATGTGGGCATGGTCAAAGTTCTTGGCAACAATCTGGGACGGTTCCGGACCAGTGCGTCGATCCGAACACTGGGAAATGGCAGGCAACCTCCTCTACACCTCTGGTCGAACAGGAGAATATGTTGGTCGGAAACTGGATAAATGGATTGAAGAATTGGTACCAGCAGACGATGAAATCCGAGTATACATTGAAACCGATTTCAGTTCGTATGACTGCACTCAAGAGAAATCTGCACTACTTAATGAGCAACGTTTCTTTGCACAACACCCTGACTTCTCCAGGGACAAGCATGTTTGGGACACAGATCTCGAGCCAATGTTTGGACGAATTGGAGGTAGATGGGCAAAAGGCAGAGAACTGCGAATCAAGGGTCACAAATTCTCTTGTGGAACTCCTAAAAGGCGTTCGGGCGGTGGTAACACGAGCTGCGGAAACAGTGTCAACACAGGAACATATGTCGCATCAGTTCTTATTCCATTTTGTAAACATAGATGGCGTGCGGCTGTACTTGGCGACGACAATGTCGCAATTGCAATTATTCCTAAATCTTCGATTAGTCAACTTGAGATTGCCTTTCTTCAGAGAGCAAACTCATTGGGTATCAAAGCTAAACTTGTTATCTCTCAATCCCTCTGTAACGTTACTTTCTGCAGTGGAGCCTTTTGGCCTACAAAAGAAGGTTCAGTCCTTGGGCCGTTACCTGGAAGAGTGTTATGCAAGCATGGCTGGGCCAACCGACACCCTAAGTACCTTGCGAAAGCAATTGGGAAAGTGGATGGATGGTCAGTCGCTGCGAGAGCCCATGCACTTGGAATGCAATATTTGTCGAACCATGTACCCCTCTTATCTCAGTATTGTAAACAGATCCTCAGCATTGTTCCAAAAGTACGGGTGGACCCGGTCAAATTTGACTGGACAAGCCTGGAACGGAAACATGACTTGGATCCAAAGGGAATTTCTTTCTTTCTTAAACGTTACAATTTATCAATTGCCGAATATGAAACCATCACAGCATATATTAGGAGTGTCAAACAAATTCCTGCTGCGATTTCCCCACCAGCATTGGTCAAAGTTTATATGGTCGATTGCAACTAGTTTAGCTGGCCAGCCTGAATCAAGCAATCTCTACCCATCTATTAAAATGCCTAGCATTACGCAACTTCAAGCTGAATGGAAAGCCCAAGGGTTTTCCGCAAAGAAAATCGCAAAATTGACACGTCGACATGACGGTAAAATGCCCATCCAAAAAAAGAATTCTTTTCAAAAGTCTAAATTTAAAATGGAGCATAGTGCCGAAATTGTCTTCGATGTCATCCAGGATAATGGTCAAGTCCAAATGTCAAAAGTCCTCGATGCTAAAATCGTACCCCGTCTGACCCGTATGGCTCGGAACTACGATAAGTATCGTCTGGCAAATGTTGACTTTCAATGGATCCCGTCAATCGGTTCTTTAACCGGTGGAAACGTGGCCATGTATCTTGAAAAAGATTTGACAACTACTGATCTGCCTACTAGTGTTCAGGAAGTCATGGCGCAAGCTAATGCGGTCATGGCACTTGCTCGTCAGAACAAGCATATGTCTGTAAGTACTGGAGGATGGCGTTTCACCAAAGATCAACCACAACCTTCTGCATCTGCATACGGAATCTTGGATTTCGTGGCTGAAGTGCCGTTGAGTGAAGTATCTCAAGGTGATCGTCTGGGTTATGTGAAAATCAAATATGATTATGAATTCGACATTCCTAGTGTCGAAAGCGATATGATCGTTTTGAGTGATACACAGATTACCCCTTTCGTCCATCAAGACGGAGCCTCAGGCAACTACGGTGGCCAAATGTACTTCAACATCCCTGACCTGAACAAAGACAGTGCAGTCATTACTTTCGTGAAAGCGAACCCTAATGATCAAATGGACTTCATCTTTAACTCCGGAAACGTGACCGATGCCATTCAGGCGTATTTCCCTGGTGCTGTAGGCGCCAATGGACCAGAAAATGGTCTATCTTGGTTAACAGGGAATTCCTTCGCCGTGGCCAAATGGATACCTGGTGTTTCCAATGTTATTGATCAAGCAAAAAAAACATACGCTGTTTTCAAAAATGAGGCTGAAGCCGCCTTGCGTAAGGGTGGCTTAACTTTAGCTGATAAGGTTACTGCCGCTGTTGGTCAAGCAACTTGTGGTGAAATCACTGACCTGACCAGTGCAGCTGCTGCCGGCTTTAAAGACGGTTGCAGTACGGAACCAACCAATGAAAGTTGGGAAACTGTTGTTCCTGATGGATATATTCCACTGCCTGCTATGGGACGATCGTCTGATGGACGGATTTTACTCTCTTATGATCCTGCTATATCATCAACTACTGTTATCAGTGGTGCCATCGCTTATGTCAATGGCCGCTCTTTTGCGGTCAAAGATTTTTCCGTTGGTTACGCTGGGTATGGAATGATTCAAGGATCTGCGACTGCTGATGTGTTGGCCCCTGTCAACACTTCTGTACCAACGTCAGCTTATCCCTCTGGATGGACTGGATTGCTATACCTGCCACCTAGCTATGGTGTTAGTAATACCCACAGCCTTAAAACGGCTGGAGCTTCTTTCTTGGAATGGAGTACTAAGGGTTACAACTACACTGGAACTGCGTGGAGATTACAGGTAAATGCCGTATTACTTTCAAACTCAATTGTAAAAATTATAAGTACTGAGAATGCCGTGACTGTGAATGGGTCTGATCCCACAGGTCAGTTGTTCACTTTGTACAACGTTGCTGGAGATAGTTGGAACTTTGTTCCAATTGGATCTACAACCGCGTATGATTTCAACGCTGATCCTGGAACAGTCGATATTCTGTTTGTGCGCGTTTAAAATCTTCTTGGGGAAGGGTCTATAAATATTATCCCCGATTTTAAACTGGTTAGCTAGTCCGCC